CATTGTAGATACTGTTATTCTTGTTACTTTCCCAATTCTGAATGTCTTTGTTGTATTCGTCATAGCTAGATGCCATAAGTTGTAATGGTGTACCAGCCATCATCAAGCCACTAGCACCAGTTTCTGCCGTATTTTGACCTTGGATAAGTCGCATCTTATCGGACATTTTATCTCGTTCTTGCAAGGCTTGGTCTGCAATTTGTTCTTGCTTGCGATCACTAATACGTGCGTTAGCTTCTGCTACCCTTGCTTGTTGATTGTACATTGCAGCTTGCGCCTTGCCTTGTTGGTGTTGTGTAAACAATGTACCAACCATACTCGCTGCCGTTAATGCAATAGGGTTACACATTCGCATCCCCCTTTCTCAATGTGAATAAAACCATATCCCCATCGTTAATATCGTAATGAATAACCGCACCTAATGACTTTAGCCATCGAATGGTGCGGTAATTTTCTTTGTGTATGTAATTAAAAAGTACTTCCCTAGTTTGTAGCCACTCCCCAATGATATTCCTACTAACTTTCAAGAATTGTTTTTGTAGTGTTAAACTACGTTCAAAATCTTTACTCCCCAAAAAGTAAATGCAATGCATACCATTTAATGATGTGTTCGATACCCCATACACACATAATGGCTTGTCATTATCAATAACAATTCGACTTTGATAATCTTCCCCAAGAATATCGTTCACAAAGTCTTTTTCGCTATAGTTTGAATTTTTTCGATTGATATATTTAACCTCTAAGGCATCTATCGAACGTAAGTTGATATATAAATCACGAATTAAAGAAACGTGCTTAGAGGGGCAAATATTACATTCCATGAACATTTGGGAAACCACCGCCAATTTCTACCTCTCTTGTAACCGCTAACAGGTTAAATGGGAAAGGTTTTGAGTGTTTTATGCAAATTTCTGTATTTGTATTAACGCTAGTTGCTATCTTAGGTAACACGATTACAGTATCACCAGTAAATAGCGATTTAGGTTTTAAAATTAAATCGTCTACATCATCAAATGTTTTGCCAACGCTGCCACCATACGAACGATATAACCGCAACGCAACTCGTGTTATAGTTACCAACCTACATTGCAATGTGCCATCGTTTATTTGTTGCTCTACGCTAGGTATTTTGATTTTAGTAGTATAAGGTAACCCAACAGTAATTACATTTGCTTTACCGTCTAATTTAATAACCCCAGTCGGTGGTACCACCCTAGATGGCATCTGTTGTCCATCAACTACTATGTCTACCATTTGCCCTACTAGATGAGGTGCGTTGATGTAATCAATCTTAATTGAATTAGCAACTTTAACATAGCAATCTAGGAACACATCGGAGTTATCTTCTGTGTACAACGGAATACTACGTTCAATACATTTCACATTCTTATTATTAATCACACGATCTACTACAAAATAGATTGTGTCTTGTTCACCCTCTGCCACGCTCTCAACATATCGGTATTTACCATTAGTAACAAAGTGCGACCAACCATACACCTTTTGTTCAGGTATATAGGTTAAGCAATTCAACTGTCCATCATCTCGAACGTAGTAAATAATACTGTCAGGGTCTTGTGCATATGCACTCGTTACTGCCACATGACCTTTAACTAATGTTTTAACAAATAGCGTTAAGTCTTGCCCTGTGTAGTTGTCGCTCTCGTAAGAGTAACCCATATCACGAACAGTACCACCACGCTCTTGAACGAATACACATCGGTTACCGATAAACTGTGGTTCGCACTTTAACGCACCACGTTGTGTTTGTGTTTTAAGGTAACAGTTAGTAGGTGTAATAGTCTTGCTCCCATCAACTATCCACTCATTACCACTCGTTAGAACGATTAAGTCATTAGCTGGTACAAGGTGTCTAATCTCATACATCTTGCGGTTGATTACTGGTAGTGTAATTGCGCTATCATCTGTGATTGTACCGCCTACTTTTTCAACCCCAAAGTTAGGATAATCACCAGTACGGCTAAACCAAATATAGTTAGGCTTACTATCAGTAGCAGCAACTACAAAGCGGTCTTGATAGAATGTACATAGTTTCGGATAACCTCTACCCCTATTCCAACTGCCTAACTTCCATTGGTGGCTTGGCTCACCCTCTTTAATACCATTCAGAACATTAACCTTTGCGTTCTTAGCATCGGTTACGCTTTTAATCTCAACGATACCATATTGGGTAAACGGCATAATAGATAAGTCGCAATTCACAGAACCATCTTTAATATCGGAGATATATTTTAACCTTGCTCCAGCCTCTATCTTACCTGTATCAGTAACATTGTAGTCATTCTTAGAGGTGTATGTTCTGTAATCTTTCCATGTTTGACCATCGTTGTTAGAAATCTGTAGTTTTACAGTACCTTCCCATGTACCATGCGTTGTGAATTTCCATGATAACTCTGTATCAGTACTATACGCACTAACATTGTAATTGATGTTGTTATATATCTTTTCCGTTTGAAGTGGTACAAGCCCTCGTCTAATTTTTTTCTCTACCACTTCGCCAGCGGACTTAGTGTGTACCGCCTCTATGTAGTAAGCAATCTGGATAACACTACCTACCATGTCTTGTGTGAAGAGGTCTTTTGTGGATGTGATCGTATCGCTATTAACAGTAAGCGTATGTCCATTATCGGTGTTGATTTCATCATAAGGTTGTTCAGTTAGTTTGTAAGCACTCATCCGCCAGTCAGTATCACTATATCGTGATAGCGTTTGAATAGGGTACTTACCACTACAAATGAACATTACATCGCCACTTTGGATGCAGTTTAATTCGCCTACAATGTCCGCCTCAAATGGTGTTGCTACTTCAACATTGGTATACACACCATTCCGCCACACTCTAACGTATCTATCACCAAATTCAAGCATGAATGATTGGTTCTTATTCGTTGTAAATTCAAATAATCGAACAGGTTTATCATTATATTTTGCATAACCGATAAACTGTGAACCTTGCCGTCTAGCTACCGCACCATAAGGTCTAATGACTGCATTTTCAGCAAGCAGTAATGCACTTTTATATTGTTCTAAGTCAAATCTGCTTGATACATCAGGCGATACTTCGCCTGTAGTAAATGCGACTTGCCCTATATACATCGGTTGCATATTACCAACTCCTTGCCTTGATATAGTTAGAAACATAAGGCATATCTAGTCTACGTTCTTTTGCGCTCATAGATTTTGCCTCTTGCAATGCAGCTTGATATAACTTGTACGACTGGTCGAATAAACCGCTATTACCAGTCAATGGCATTGCTAAATCAGATGCCATCTTACACACTAATGCTTTAACGAATATAGGGTTCATTACATCAGCATCGGTTATATCGTACACATAATCAATGTGCATCAATGGTACATCAGATACGATGTACTTTGTATTGTTATCAGTCAAATAAACATCATATTCACGTTGCTTTTCCGCTCGGTATCTATCGCCCTGTGGAATAACCGCAAGGATGCGAACACACTTTTCAGGGTACGCATATACATAACCCCAACCATCTATCTTATGTTCAGATAGCACCGCACGTTCACGTTTTCGTGCAAAGTTCCATTCAAACTGTTCCAACAATACTCTACGTGTTAGATCATAATGCAATCTGCATTGTCTAGCAGGTTCTGTTTCTTCCGTCATAGAACGAATGCGACCAGCATTGATAAGCGATAATGCTTGATTACAAATATCAGTAGGTGTCATATTTCCACCTTTCTATAAAAAAAGAGGGGGCAAAATACCCCCTCGTTCAATTATTCAGCAGTTTCTTCCGCTTTTTTACCACGTTTCTTTGGTGTAGTTTCTGCAGTTTCTTCTGTTTCCTCTACTTCTGCGGATGCATCACCTACAGGTTCAAACAAAGCGTTGAAGTAGTCTTTGTCATACTCAGCTACTTCATCTTTTGTGAATGTTACTGTTTCACCCTCATTTAATAAACCTTGTGTGTTGTGATAGCATTTTGCTTTAACAATATATTCCATTTATATCTCCTATACCAAACGTGCATCAGGTGTTAAGAATGCAGTAATTGTACCGCCAGTCATATTATTAGCGTTGAGTTTCAAGTACTTTTTAGCGCCACTTGCTAAACGTACCGCAACTTTAGTACCTGCTTTAGAGTTGGCTGGTAATGTAATGCCATGCAACAATACCGCATTAGCAATGTTTTCTGTATTAGATGTGTACAAGTTAAATAAAGGTGTACCAGTTACATCTTTGTCAATGCGAATTACAAGCCACAAAGATTTCTCTGCATCGCCACCATTACCATTCATAACTACATCGGAGTTAGTGTTTGCAGTTAATGCTTGTTTGTAGAAAAAAGTATTTTGTTTATCGATATACATATGTTATCCCCCTATTATTGTACACGTGCTTCAGTAGACAATAATGCATCTGTTTTACGAACAGGAATGCCATTTGCACGGACTACTGTATGACCCATTTCTTGGTCTTCGGAAATAGTGTATTTGTGTGCCTCGTTCTTTTGCATACGCAAGAATGTACGTACAGTAGGGTTCATGTACCATACTGCTCGACCCATACCCATGTTAGGAATAAGTTCTTCCGCTCTAATCATAAGGTTGATAAGGTCAGCACCAGTTTTAGCATCTTTAGTCAATGCATTCACATCGATGTTTGCGATGCGTACAACATATCTCCAATCACGTACAGTTAAGCCTGTATCAAGTTTGTAGTGTGTACGATAGCCTTGGTAGCGACCGCCATCTGGGTCAGTCAATGTTTGTTCGCCTAAATCTTTATGGGAAATACCACCCATAGAACCTTTAGGATAGATACCATGTACAGTATTTTTACCCCATACTACAAGATAGATGGATGTAAGGTTAGTTGTACCACCAGCATCAATAATGTTTTTACCGCTTTCTGCAGCTTTTTCATTGTAACGTGCTGCCAAGCCTACGAATTTTTCAGGGGAATTTTCATCACCATAGAATAATGTAGATGCCCATTCTTGGTTCATAGCCTCTAAGAATGCATAATCTTCGGACAAACGGAATGCAGCGGAGTTGCCGTTCAAATCTGCCAAAGATTTATCAATTTCAGCGTAAGCCTCTAGCATACCGCAAGTGTCGGTTACTTGTTTTGTTTTAGATTTGCTTGGTTTAACACCATAGTTAAGCATTCTCCATGTAGCCTCAGGCAAGCCTGTACGTACAGTTGTTTTATGACCTGTAGGCAAGTTGCCCTCAACCATTGTCATATCTTGTACGATTTCGTTTGTTTGGTTCATCATTTCAATAATTTGTGCAACTGCATTGTTTGGATCTAATCTAGATTGCACATCTAAAAGTGTTGGGTTCATAGTACCGATTGTAGCCATGTATTACTCCTTTAAATCAATTACTTACTCATAGATGGGTAAAGCATTTTTGCTCGTTCTTCCTCGGAAATGTTTGTACTTCCAGCTTTACCACTATTAGAATTGTTATCTTCGCCAGCCATATTGGCGATTTGTGCGAACAGTTGAATTACCTCTACACGATTACCTAAGCCGTTTTGAGATAAGATTTCACGAATGTTTGGAATTTCCTTTTCGACTGCCTCAACACCTACAGATGCTTGTGCTACTGTTTCGTCAAACTTCGCACCTAGAACCTCTTTTGTGTGTTCTGCGTATGCTGCATACTGTTTCATCTCTGCTTGTTGTCTTTGTTCCTCATAAGCGGTTACAAGGTCTGTACCATATTTAGAACCAAACTTCGCCATTTCTACCGCTTGCTCTTGTGTTGCGCCTACACCATTAAGCAATTTAGAAAACTCATTAGCGATATTTTCATCAACTACACCGCCCTCAAAGGCTGATGTAAAGTCATATTTGATTGGTTCAGGTACGCTTTGTTGTTCGCCTTGGTTAGCACCATCATGGTTGCCACCTAGCAATGTACCGCCATCATTCGTGTTTTGTTCTTGTGGTGTACCACTTTCCGCACTACCTGTGTTATTATTCGTGCCTTGTTCTAGTTCTTCTGCCATGTGGTTTATTCAC